CCATCCCATTCGGTTTCAAGAGTTTTAATCTCTTGCTTGTATTCAAGAACTTTCTGATTTTGAGACTCTTCTTCTTTTAAAGATTGGAGTTTCTTTTCGACAGCTCTTTCAACATCTTCCTGGGTTGCGTAAATAGCTTCTTTTGGTTCTTCTTTTACCTCTGGAACAAAGACATTTTTAAACCGATCTAAAACAGCAACAGATTCATCTAATTTTTTAGTTAGCTCACCTAACTTACTTTTACTAGATTCTCTTTCTGTTTTTAAAGCAGTGTTTAGATTGTCAATCTGCTTTCTAAGTTCTGACGGATCTTTATCAATTATAGGAACAACAGGTTCTATAACTGGCTCTTTAACCGCAGGAGCAGCGGATACAACTTCTGCCGGAACGGAAGATTCTCCAGCTGCAGCATCAATAGCTGCTTTTACTTCCTCTTTGACTTCACTCATAAATTTTTCGTTAACGATTCTGATAACGCTCAGAAACGAAAGCGTATTATATTAAATTAAACTTATTTTAGTAAATTCCTTTCTTTCCTAAATCTTTCTTTATCTTTTTATCTAATTCTTTCTTTGCCGAAATCATATTATTTGTCGTCTTTTTCATTGGATTCCATGTTCTCATATCTTTTTCAACCTTCGTATCAACATGTTTCTTTATCATTTCGTCCTGTGCTTTTTTTGTTTTAATTGGCTGAATAGCAGTTGAAATAACAGTCTTCGCTAATTTAACTGGAGCTGTTATAGCTTCTCCTGATTTCCAGGCATCTAAAACCATTTTTTTAGTATTCATATAATTATCTCTGATTACTTGATTGATATTGTTCTTCGTTTGCTATATGAGCATCGAATAGATCTTTCTTTTGTTTATAAGCATCTTGATTTTCTTGTATGAATGCGATATGTAATTCCGTATGTTCTGGTGTCCATAATACTTGAGGGGTCAATGGAACTTCTTGCCCACTAGCCATCTTCATATTTTCCTGGTCAGCTAAATCGGCAGTATCCTGAGGAGCTCCTCCACCGCCAGCAGATTGATGTGAGGCATTTTGTTTTGTAATTTCTTGCTTAAATCCTTCTTCCTGTCTCTTTTTCATTCTTTGAATAATTTCACCGACATTAGATACAGAAAGTTTTTCAAGAACTGTTTCAGGATCAATCATTTGCGCATTAGCAAGTGTCATTAATCTTTCAAACTTGCCATCTTCACTATAAGCAATTTCAGGAACAATAGAAACACGAACATCTAAAGGTTTTAATTTCATCGTATCTTCAGGAACATTCTTATCAGCAACACCGCTTCCAATAAACTTAATTGCTTCATTTCCTTCAATAATCTTCATTGAAGTAATTTGATAATCTGTTAAAACTTCAAGTATAAATTCAGATATTTCTTCTAAGAATGTTTGTAGATTTTCAACAGGCTCAGCAACTGTCCCAGCATCAGCAGCCTGTAAAGCTTCAACACCTTTACCAGATTGAATTCCAGAAGGAGCTCTACCAAGTGATGCTTCTCTCATACCTCCGCCCTCTTCAATCCATCTTTCAAGACTATTAGTATATGAAAATGGAGTACTAGGTAATGGTTGTAATTGTAACTGTGTAGGGGCAACTGAACCCTTATAATAAATTTTTTCAGCACCTTTATCAGTAATCGAACTAACTTCAACACCTTGCTTAATCATATACTTACCAGCCAGCATTCTTTGAATATATCCTTCAATTTGTGACGCACTCTTATCTAACGATTTATTCATTGGAATAAGATCTTTAATCCAAGCATCAGAATATATTGCCCCAGGCTCTCTTTCAGGATTATAACAGAAGAAAGGATAACGACGATATTTAGTTTCTTGAACTCTAGCTAATTGTCCACAAACATTAGTTAATATTTTAACATGTACTTTTCCAGAATCGTCAATCCATTTAACCCATAACTCTTTAACTAATGTAGTTTCAAGATCAGCCATTCCTTTATTTCCATCTACTCCATATTTTTCTTGTTCCAACATTTCTTTGTATGTAGAACCTCCATTCTGTTTACTGTCTGGTGTAACACTCCCAGTTATCTTATAACTTTTGTTTGCTTGAACTTGAGCAACTGGCTTTTTAACTGCTTTAATAATAAAGCGACAATCTTGTAAATAAGGAGCATCTAAATCTAAAAGTAACGAAAATGTATCATCGTGCCACATACTAATCTTAGTTTCAGTTCCAGTTTTAACGACAGCACCTTCGGCGAATCCTGTAGAATACTTTAGCCCAGAAACTATAATATCTGTTAATAGTGGTTTAATTTTTAAAATTCTATAATAATACTGTAAAATCTTATTGGTTTTTTGTGCATTCTGTAGGGCTTCATCAGTAATATCATCAGGTTGTGCTTCCCATCTTGGTTGGTTTCTTTTAATAAAATTCTTGACACCTCTTAATTGTGTTCTAATTTTATTAATAACACGACGAATTTCACCATCAGAAGCTGGTAATGACTGTATTCTATTTAATGTTCTATTATAAATTATCCAATGATCACCTCTAACGAATCTATCATGAAGATACCAATCACGGTGTAACTTCATGTATTTTGATAAAGTTTGTGTATAGAGTTGATCAATAAAGGCAGCAACTTCTTTATTTCCTTCTTTTATCGAATCACTCTGTAATTCTTTTAAGGTCATATTTGTTTAAGTTTTTCTTGTATTGCCTTTTCCAGTTCAAAATAAGCATCAGAAGTTAGTGGATAAAAAAGACTAATCTTTTTATCATCCATCTTTTTTTCTGGAAATACAAGACGGATCTTTTCGGGATTATTTAATCTTGTAAATACAGCAATATTATTTAAAAACAACCAATTATCAATTACTAAAGAAACAAACCCAATATGTCCTTTATCAGGAATAATTTGTTTTATTGTTATTTTACTTACTTTCATTTTGTTTTTTGATAGCTTGTAATAATTCTTCAGGTTCAACATCATTGACATCCATTAATTCTTCTTCAATAGGTAATTCGATTTTTTCAGAAGATGGAAGAGCTGTAACATATTCATCTACATTCTTTGCTTTATTAGCAATAACAAATTCTCTAAATCTCGTTTCTTCTGATTTATCTCTCTTATCTTGCCAAAAATAAATAAAAGCTAATGTCCCTATAAATATTACTGCTAAAATTATATTTTCCATATACTAATCCTTAATTGGTTTAATGGCAATAGCACATCCACTAGTTAAAAGAATACCTGCTGTTGCTACAGCATTAATAATTTCATTTCTTACAACTTTTTTAGGATCAATGATTCCAGTCTTAAATAAATCTTCATATTTATTAGTAAGGGCATTATATCCCAGCTTTCCTTCTAAAACCTTAGCAACTACTGAATCACCGGCAAGACCACCATTCTCTACTATCTTTCGTAAAGGAGCTTTTAACGAATCAACAATAATTCTATACCCTTCCCATTCTTCCTTCATTCCTGTGCCCGATGGATATTTTATTGATTGATAACATCTTAGTAATGCTGTCCCTCCTCCTTCGACTATTCCTTCTTCAATTGCTGAACGAGTAGCATTGACGGCATCTTCGACTCGATAACGAATTTCTAACTGTTCACTATCACTTGCCCCGCCAACTTTAATATTAGCAATTTTTCCATTAAGTCTTCCTATTCTTTGACGAAGTTTTTCTTTCTTAAAAAGATCTTTCTCTTCATTTAATAAAGTTTTTGCTTCTTTTATTCTATCTTTAATATTACCTTCTGCTCCTGAAATGATTGTACTCTCTCTTCCTATAATAACTGTTTTAGCATTTCCAAGATCCGTCGGTTCAGCATCTTCAATTCTCTTAGCATCTTGTTGTCCTAAAACTGTTGCTTCAGTTAATGCTGCTAAATCATATATCAAATCTCTTTGATATCCTCCAAAAGATGGAATCTTAACAGGAACACAAGTAAACTTTCCTTGTAAGTAATTTTGTACTAAAAATACTAGAGCTTGTCCTTCGATAACATCAGCGAATAAAACCATATTCTTTTTTCCTAATGCTAGACATTTCTGAATAATTGGAGATATTTGAGAAGACATCGTTATTCTTTCAGTCGTGATAATAATTTCAGGTTCATTCATTACTGCTGAAAGTGTTCTTCGATCATTCATAAATAAATGACTTTCATATCCACTATGTAATTTTGTTCCTTTAATATATTCGACTTCTGTCTTTAGATTATTAGAACTTGAAACTGTAACAACTCCATCTTGCCCGACTTCTTTAATAACAGATGCAATCATCTTTCCCATCTCTGTATCATTATTTGCTGAAATTATAGCAACCTGCTCTTTCTGTTC